GCATTTGATAAATCAATCATTTGGATATTCCCAATTCTCAAAAAAGTCTGCGTGTTTCTTTTGTAGATATTCTAACTCGCTTTGAATAAATTGCCAAGAAGACCCATCGCCTTCTACAACAATATCATACTTTGATGCCTCTTGTGCTGATAATCTATCATTACGAATTCTACTGGTGACAAGGACATCATTTAAAAATGCAGGTAATCCGTATTTCATTCTTAGTCTGTGATACCACTCATGATCCATAGACATCATGGCATTGGAATCAAAATATACTTGACAATCATTTCTGACTGTTATATTTGTTGGTGCTCCCAATAGATTATTTCCAACTAAAAGATGATCTGGATAGTGTGGTGTCTTGGAATTAAAGAAATTTACACCATCTGTAGTGTGATTAAATCCACATGCTAACCATTTCTTTCCAGTTTCATCCAGGGTTTTTACAATCTTTTCTAGTGCCGAATGATCAACAAAAAAGTCATCACAGTGAAGAATTTTAATATACTCACCTTCACAGTTTCTCATAGCAACATTTGAATTAACTGTCCCTGGATGTGGAAGTTGTCTATCATAAAAGTTGCGAATGTATTTAATTTTAAACTTAGTTGAATACTCTTCACATAAATTAAGAGCATCATTTATTTTTGAGTGATCAGAAATGACCACTTCAAAATCTTTGAAAGTCTGTCGCTCGATGGTATCGAATGCTTGCTTTAAATACTGAACACCAACGGAGTCTTTAACATATAGTGGTATAGCAATAGAAATCTTCATAATACCTTCCAATGAGACAAGTATAAATCTTGAGTTGATTGATGAGAACCAGCAGGACCGTACCATTGCTTTGGAGCAACCACATTTTGTGAGTTTGCCAACCAAGCACCCCACCAACTAAAAGAAGAATTAGCAATGATATGATGAGTACACATAGTCATCAAACACAAGTCCATCAGATTATTTCTTGTTTCAGAAATCAGAAATCTTTCTGGTTTAAAAATTTCTTGCTGTTTACACCACTCAGTATCATCAGAAAAAATAATAACAGGAAGATCAGAATCAAATTGAGCTAAGGCATTTTGATAATAATCGGATCCACAGTTCCCATGAAATGAAACATTATGAGCAGAAAGATAGTCGGACCTTCTAACATGTAAAGATAGAACTTCTTTGAAATCAAATGCCTCTTTACATGGATTTAAAATTTCTTTCTTAAAAGTAAAATCTTTTCGAATCTCATCTGAGATATGACTGAAGTATTTTTCAGTTTGAAAATATCCATACAAACTTACATTGTCTGGACACTTATTTACATAATCTTCACTGTAAATATGAGAGTGATTATCAGGTTCCTTGTAATATTCACCATCAATAAATCCAATATTTTTAACGCCTGTCATTTCAAAAGCATCAAAGAGTTGGTGATCATTCCACTGGTCCCTAAAGTCGGAATCAGGAATTATAAAATCATATCCTTTTTTCGCAGCAATACCTCTAGTTGTAGCATACTGGAACATCTGATTTCCAAGTCTGCCATTTTTACCTAGATGATTATATCCAATCATTTTTATCCCTCAATTGTTATTCCTGGAGGCAAGTTATAATGAAAACCAAAAGGAATTAATCCTTTATTCTCTGGTACAGGAGTTTCATAAGAGAATCTAGCAGCGACTTCTACTGAAGGAAACTTACACCCCTCTTCAATAAACATATGTCTGTTGTGAACACAGATGTTTCCATCTTCAGCAAAGTTATTTGCGTTAAAGTGTTTGTAGAAATCTCCAGATGTACAGTCAAATGGAATGTCTCTCTTCAGTGGAACTTCAAGAAGTTTTTTACTTCTTAAAGAAAATCCACCATTACCAACTCTGATGTGTTCATTGAATGGTGTTAGATATGAGTTCTCTCTATAAGGCCAAGGAGCACCAATATAATCATATTCTAAGAACTCATCAGACCATGCATTAGGATTAACAATAAATGCATGATCTTGAATAAGTAAACAAAACTCTTTATCTACATGAGTATGAAGATCATAAAGAACATATTTACTATATTCATTAATCTCGGTAATTGGATATACCATTTCTTCTACAACAATACCATCTTGTTGTAGAGAGTTTTGATATTGATCTTTAATTTCTTTTGAGGTAATGAGTTTTACAGATCCAAACTTTGCCTGGTCAAGACAAGTATAGATTGCTCTAATTGTGTTTGGAACCCTAGATGTATTGTCAATAGCAACAAGAGTTATTCTGGATAAATCAAGCATTGATGAAAGATTCAATAGTTTTTTCAATATAACCAATCATATCTTGATTGATTGTTGGCGAGCATCCAAGGAAAAATACTTTATCTAGAACTTGGTTTGCCTTTGGATATTTAGTAGCATCATCGAGATGACTATATCCAGGGTGAAGGAGAATGTTTCCAGCAAAGTAATTTCTAGTTTGAATCTTATTCTTTTCCAAATAAGCAACAAGAGATCTCTTTAGGGTTTTATCTTCACAAACAATAGGAACACCAAACCAACTTGTTTCTGCATCATCTTTTTCGTTTACAACCCTAGTTCCAGGAATCTTTTCAATAATTTTTTGAATCCTTTCTTTGTTGTTTCTACGAATATTATGAATCTCATCAAACTTAAGAAGTTGAACAGACCCAACAGATCCTTGCAAATCCAATGGTTTCAGATTATATCCCATATTAGAGAAAACATACTTATGATCAACTACGTCATCATAGTGCTCTAACCAAGTATCAAATCTTTTACCACAGACACCATTTGAAAGGAGGTTCTGTTGACCAACACAATAGCATCCTCTTCCCCACCAAGCAAAACTACGAGCAAGATCAACAATACCTTTCTCATTAGATGAAACCATACCACCTTCAATCGTACAAATGTGGTGGGCTGGATAGAAAGAACAGGAGGCAGCAATAGCATGTTTAGTAAGGTATTCACCCTTCCACTTACTACCAAGACTATCGCAGTTATCGGCAATCAGATGAATGTTATTTGATTTGCAGATATCAACAATCTTATCAATGTCATATGGATTTCCAAGAACTGGAGAAGAAATAACTGCCTTGGTTCTACTTGTGATCTTACTAGCAACTTCATCCAAGTTCCAGTTCAAATCTTCCCAATCAATATCAACAAAAACTGGTTTCAATCCACATTGAACAATAGGAGCAACAGTGGTAGCAAAACCACAAGCACAGACAATGATTTCATCACCATCTTGCCATCCAAAGTATTTCTTTAGAGCAGCAAACATTACAAGGTTGGCAGAACTTCCAGAGTTCACCATCACAGAATACTTAAAGTCAAACTTTTTAGAAAACTCATGCTCAAACTTATTGACTTTTTCTCCAGAAGAAAGCCACTTTCCTTTAAGAACAGAGTGGATGAGTTCTCTTGCTTCCAAATCATCCCAATAAGGTCCAGAATAATAAACTGGTTTACCTTCTACCCAATCTTTATTTGCAATGAATGGAAAGATATCACTATCCATTTCTTTTGCAGACTCGATAAAAGTATCAATTAGTTGGTACATAGTTCTTTAATGATTTCTTCTAGTGAAATTGATTGTGAGAAACCTAATTCTTTTAGTTTTGTTGTATCAAGATAAAAGTCTTTTGCTTGTACAATTTTGTGAAATTCTGGTGCCTCTTTAGACTTTATTTGAGAATTTGAATTTAGATATTCTTTTGCTAGACCTATTATATCACCAATTCTCGTTGGTTGTCCACTTCCAATATTATAAATCTCATTAATATTTCCTTCATCACATATAAGTTTTATTGCTTTACAAACATCATTTACGTGTAATACATCACGAATTGGCGTCCCTTCATCATACAAATAAACATCCTCATCTTTTTTGAGAAGTTCAATCATATAACTCAAAGCATTTTTCTTTGCAGAAAGTTTTCCATCACCCTTTCCAAGAACATTACAAAGTCTCATAATTCTGTAATTGACTTTGTATGTTTT